CCCACGGTTGACCCCACGGTTGACCCCACGGTTGACCCCACGGTTGACCCCACGGTTAAGGGCATTGTGGATGTAGGGGCCGTTGCTGATCCGATTGTTGACGCTGCAACGATAACGACAGTAGAAGAACCAGTAGATGAACTAATTGTTGATCCAGTTGTTGATCCAGTTGTTGATCCAGATAATACGCCACTAGACCCAGTTGCAGACAGCATCATAAATGAAGATAATTATGCGGAAAGGGATATTTACGGCGACTTCCAGCGGCGTAGAAGAGGCGGCTCTGGAATTGGAGCGCCACAATACATGCGTAGATATATGAGCGGAAGAATTATAGATGAGATGGTGAGGCGCGTTGAAAATGCTGATGGAACTGTGTCTTATGTAACTCCAGACGGCAGGTATTTAAATCCGAAAGACTTTATCAATACCGCCGCGCTTGGTGACATAGAACAAATTAAAATTGGGACAGAGCGGTATAAAGAATGAGTTACAACCACCAATCTAACCACTGCGGAAAATATAACGTAGCAATCCTGTCGAAAATTAACTATAAAAAACAAAAAAACCCATAGGAGGCCGCAATGCCTGACATCACACAAAACCCCGACTACCAATTAGTTATGAAGTTCCTTCAAAACATTCGCCCCGGCGATATGGATCAGGAATCCTCAGAGCAATTAATGATGATTGGCCAGCGCATTCAAGCTGGTGGCGCACTTAGTGATCGTGAGCGCGAGATGTTTGAAGCAGTTGTTGGCGCAACGGAAAGGTTTCCTACTGAGCAAATGGGTTCGTTCCCACAGGGCGGTACAAACCCAAATCTTATGAGGGACACTGGCACTGCAATGACCGACGAAAAGCGTCTGTCATACCAAGTTGATGGCGGCATGGAGCAAATGACGCCAAGTCAAATGACGGCTATGCAAGAATCGGGTGCGATCACTCGCGCCCCGTCCAACGTCATGAACATGGATGATGCAGTCGCAGCAGGTATTGTTAACCCAACACGCCCAGTGATGCGTCCAGTGCCGCCCCCAACCGCACCAATGAAATCCCTACGCCCAGTGATGCGTCCAACCCGATAGGAGGCCATCATGGCTGAAATTAACGTAGAAAACATGGAAGAAAACGCCACTCTTTTTGAAAAAAGAATGGGCTTCCCACACACTGCGGCAGGTTTAGATCTTACTGATGAGCAATTGGTAAACTTCTTGCTTTTGTGTCTTCGTCTACACGGCATAGAAGGTGACGGTCCTTATTATGAGGGGGTTGAGGAAGAGGACATGGATTATCATGATGGCCACGAAGACGAAATGATGGAGATGCCCCACGGCAAGGATGTCAAAGTCAAAGTCATGAAGCTCGACGGCGACAATGTTCATGAGATGATGAACAAGCTGCTTGGTGCCTATTAAATGCCTGTCATGAAGGTCAAGGGTGGCTATCGCTGGGGCAGCAAGGGCAAGGTCTATAAGACCAAGGCCGAAGCTGCCAAGCAGGGCCGTGCGATCAGGGCTGCTGGGTATAAGGGCAAGAAGTAAATGGGTATTTTAACCGCCCTAAAGAAAATTGCTCAATTAGGTGTTGACGGAGCTGTCGATGTTGGCAGCGGTACATTTAAGTCTTACGAACAAATTGTAGCTGAAGTTGGCGGTAATGTTGTCAAAGAAGGCTTGCGCTATTCTGACGATCAAACATCAAATTTCATTATAGAAAACTATCTTCGTAACCAAGGCCGTGGAAGTGGCCTGACAAAAGGTGGATATGTTGAAGATACGCCTATCGGCAGGATGAAAGTCACAAGGGGCATGGTCCCTTTAGAAGAAATCGGCGCAGAAATTGATGTGACCACCAGAACGCAAACGGCTCCAACCCCATTCGACCTTGATAAAGCTACCGCAGAGGGCGCTAAGTTCATGTCGATTAAGGGTGATCGGGCAAGCGGAACAGGTTCTGTCGTAGGGGTTAATGACATCCCCTTGATTAACCCTGTGGCGCGAGAAGGTGGCTACGAATACGCTACTGAAGGCCAGAACGTGGTGGATAATCGGTTTTGGGGAAGCGATCCATTTATTCTAAACAAGCAGATCAAGAAGGCAAAAGAGATTTCTGGTCAGGTAGAAGATGCCAAGACTGGTGAAATCTTGGAAGAAGGATCTCCTGTTTACGGCGTTTACTTCAATGCGGCTGGTGACAATGTAAACTTCTCCACAATGGTTTCAGATGTCACGCTGAACATGCTGCCAAACATGAAGATCACGAAAAAAGCAGCGAAGCAATTTGACGAAAACTTGCGAAATCGCATACCAGATTGGCCGGGTCTTAATAATCTAGAGGCATCAGATATTGATGCGGTCAGAAGCTACTTTCGGCAACCAAACAGTGGTGAGGCGCGGAAAGCGTTTTCAGAAGAAATGGCAAAGCCAAGAAGCATGAAGCTAGGCTTTCCTGACCAAGCGTCTGTTCGAGCTGCTGTTTCCAAATCAGATATGCTTGGCATGGGTTCTGGCGATGCAGCAGGTCGTATGATTGCTCAGATTGATTACAACGCACCCATCGATCCAGTATCAATGCACACCACATATCCAGCAGGTTTAAAACGTGTCGAGGGTACGCCAGTATATAGAATGGCAGATGAGCAAGGGAACTTTCGAGATGTTCCAACTAACATGTTTTTCAATGATTTCTATAATGATAGAATTATTGATGGAGTCGTGCCTCCAGAGGCAACTACAATTAGATCAATGGAACTGCGCCAAGCAACACAGCCTGCCACAAAAGAGTTATCAGACATTATAAATGAATATCTTTATCAGACTGATGACACACGGCGCGGTTATCCCTACAATAGATAGGTAACAAGGAGGCATCTAATGGCTAAACCGGGATTATATTCTAACATTGCGGCAAAGAAAAAGCGCATCAAAGCTGGATCTGGCGAAAAAATGCGTAAGAAGGGTGATAAAGGCGCACCAGCCAAGGGCGCTTTTAAGGCTGCGGCCAAGACGGCTAAGAAACCAAAGAAGAGGAAAGCATAATGGCGACTGGCGTTAAGCACTACTTTAAGAACGGCAAAGAGCATAAGGGCGCGACCCACAAGGACGCCAAGGGCAGAGTCATGTCTGGCGCAAGGCACACTGCCTCCAGCAAGTACCTAGTCCATAAGAAGGATCTGTCGGCCACTGCTAAGAAGATGGCGAGCAAGTAATGGCAACGTACAAAGGCAAGAGCGTAAAGCTGAACAAGCCACGCCGCATATCCAAGGGCGAGACATCTTACGGAAAGAAGAAGTCTGTGGTATATGTGACGGACGGTGATAAGATTAAGCGCGTGACCTTTGGCGATCCCAACATGAAGATCAAGAAAACGCAGAAGGGCCGCAGATCTAATTTCAGGGCGCGTCACAACTGTGATAACCCCGGCCCAAAGACAAAGGCACGATACTGGTCATGCAAGGCGTGGTGATAATATGGAAGAAGATTTCTTACAAAGTGCGTATCGCCCTGATGGACAATTAAACATTCCATCTCAGGCTGCGGCTGATGAGCAGCAAGCCCTGCGCGAAGAGTTTCTGGCTTTTGAAAAAACTATGATGGCACAACTTGCCGTCCCACGCGCCGATCCTGCTGGGTACGTTGCCCCAGCCGAAGAACGATCATTACTTACAAGATACAACGAAGAGCCTCTGTCCAATTATGGTTTTAGCTTTGGCAATAAAATGTTTCAAAATGTCGGAGCCATTGCAAAAGCGGCAATGGCTGGCGAAGGCACAGCAGAAACAGCCCTTGGCTCTTGGGATAAATATGTTGGAGGGGCGCAGGCAGCATATTTACTGGGTGGGGTAAATGATTTATCTGCGGCTGCAATTACTGGAGCTTTAGGATTACTAGGTTATGGCGCTGGCGCTATTGCGGAGCAAGTTCCTTTTCAAAGCGAAAACCAAGAAGACAGGCTGTCCCGTGATTTACTGGCGATGCCAGAAGCTCTAGACCCCATGTACGCCCAATTCGGCGCATTAATCCCCATAGCAAAATACGGCAAGACAGGCTTACAGACCGCACCTTATGAAGCTGGGAAAGGCGTGAATGTCGTGCGCGGTGGAGCAAGAGATGCAGAAAACCTTGGGCCTACAGGAAAACCTTTAACCGCTGTTCTGCCAGATGGCAGGAGAATTGAAAGCCGTGAGATAGCCAATATTGCAAGAGCAGAAAAAGATTATTTAAAAAGCAGGGGATTGCCCACTGAAAGCGAATTTGACGTATCTGGGTATCCAGAACTTGACGAAAGAAGAGCGCAACTTATTGCAGCCGCTTACCAAGAAATGAAAAACGACCCCACTAATCCTGCGGTTCGTGCGTCATACGAAGCAATGGTTGAAGAGACATTGGCGCAGCTTAAAAGTTTGAAACGAAGCGGAATTGATTTTAAATTTGCCACGCCTGATCGGCCATACCCATACCAAAATTCTCCAGCCGAAGGTTACGAAGATATGCTGCGAAATAAGCAGCTTTATGTGTTCCCGACTGAAGAAGGCTACGGCACAGGCGCGTTGTTTGATGCGTCAGGAAACCCACTACTACGACCTGTTGGTAGGGTGGGCGACAAGTCTGATGCTTTGGCCAATGACGCTTTTCGTGTTGTTCATGATGTCTTTGGCCATTATGGGCCGGGAAACCCTCAATTTAGATCAAAGGGCGAGGAACGGGCTTGGTTGAGGCACAGCCGTATGTATTCACCAGACGCAATCCCCGCAATGACCTCTGAAACCAGAGGTCAAAATAGCTGGGTTAATTCTGGCCCCTATGGGAAAAGAAATAGAGGCGCTAGTGGAGAAAAAACAATTTACGCTGACCAAAAAGCGGGTTTAATGCCAGACTGGACATATGACCCCGTTGGAATGCCAGACGGCGCAGAGCTACGCAGACTGCAAAAGGTCATTGCCGATTGGAAAAATGGAAACCAATAATGGCTTTATATGAAGATAAAAAATATGGTTCCTTGACTGCCGACGATCTTCCAGAGGGCAGCTACCAAGTTGCTGGGCCGCTAATATTTTTGAAAAACCTTGCCAACAAACTTCCTGAATACAAACCAAAATTAGATGAAGTTATCAAAGCAGAGGATGAAGGTTTTGATATTTGGAAAGATTTTAGATCTTTTAGAGATCCAATAAAAGGCGAGCTAACATATGATACTGGCACTGCGTACACTAATGTTGATTTACCAGAATATAAAAATGTAGAAGAAATTCTACAAGACCCTAACGCCATGTTACTACAAGACTATCTAAGCAATAATGAAGTTGGACAAATACTTGGAAATGCAGGCCGTGGCGTAAAAATTGGAAGAGTTAAAGAAAATAATCTTGCCGCTGGCGTAACTATCAGAGACAATCCAAAAGAGTATTCTGCTTTATACATTGGCCCTAATAAAAATAATGCAGGCAAGTGGACTGATCAAGAACTTATTGATCACGAAGTTGGTCACGTTGTGCAAGAAAAATTTGGTATGCCAATAGGAACTAATTCTTCCATTGCGCTAGAATGGTTAAAGTATTTGAAATCTCAGGGACGCATTAGCGATGATGTTTTTTTAAATGCCACAAGAACAAGAAACCCGTCTGAGAGTTTGACAGGTGACTGGGATTATAACGAGGGCTACCGCACAAGCATGGGAGAAGCTCTTGCCAGAGCGGGAGCAAATGTGACGCAAAAAGGTGGTGACAGACCTACACTGCAAGACTTTGCAGAGGACGGTTTTCCCATTGTCAGAGAAAACCTATGGGAGTTTTTTCCAGAAGATGTTAAGAAGGCAAAAGACTGGAGAAAAGCTGGCGGTTGGAAATGGGAGTATAAGCCATGATGGATACGATGTTTAGAGTGCCTGAACGGTATCAGATAGCCCAAATGTATTTTACGCCATTCGAGCAATGCTTGTTTGTTAGTTGGCTATCAAGAGAACATAACAAAGAGAAAGCAACGCAGGAGGCGGCTCAAAATGGCTAGAGCGGCAGTTAAGCGCGTAGCGCAGGCAGAAATCAGGGCAGCAAAGAGCTTCCTAGAGCGGCGTGGCTTGGATAGCGATGACGTATCGCCACGCAAGTTCGCTATGGCAGCTAAAGAGCTGGACAAGGGCTTTGCCGATACGCTCAAGATCCTAGCCCGTGAGTTATCTGGAGGACAAGTCTAATGAACCGCTCAAGTTTCGGATCTCTAATGTCTAAGGGAAAGAACGTATCAATGTCAGGAGGAAAAAAGATGAAAAAGAAAGTTGCTAAAAAGAAGAAAAAACCTGTAAAGAAGAAGAGCATTAAGAAAGGATACTAAATGTCAGAGGAAAAAAAGGATGTGACTATTCACGTCACTGGCGTATCCATGCGTGGAGGCGTTAAAGATGACGGTAAGCGACCTGCTTCAGCAGATCAGAAAAAATCTGGACAAGCAAAGGCTGGAGATAGCTGAGAGTATGGTCGATGGTCGGATGTCCGACTTTAGCTCATACCAAAAAAACGTAGGGATCGCAGAGGGCTTAATGCAAGCATCTGAGATTATCCGCGAGACGATCAAAAATATAAACGAAGAGGATGTATGACGTGTCTCATCAACATGATAGAACTTTTACTGACGATCAAACTGAACAAACAATCGGATTTGATCTACTACCAATTCCATTGAATTGGAAAGTTTTAGTCCAACCAAATCAGGTTAAGACCAAAACAACAGGCGGCATCTTTCTGCCAGAATCATCCAAAGACAACGAAGAATACCTAACTGCTCACGGCGAAGTTTGTGCATTGGGCGACTTGGCATATCGGGACCGGGACACTGGCAAACGCTGGCGTTCTGACGTTAGTCCCAAGATCGGTGATCGCGTTACCTATGGAAAATACGCTGGTCAAAAAATTGTTATAAAAGGCGTCAAATTCCTCCTGCTGAACGATGATGAAATCACATCGATCTTGCCAGACGGAGTTGATGTCGCAGCTTATGTAGGATGATTCAAATGGCAGAGAATGACATCATGAATGAAATTGAGGTCGAAATCAAAAAGGCCAAGGGTGACGTGGAGGACTTCGAGATTGAAGTTATTGACGATCCCGTAAAGGAGGCCCGTGAAGAGGCTGTAGACGTTGCTAAAGAGCAAGAGGAGCCAGAATATGGCCCCAAGGTCCAGAAGCGCATCCAGAAGCTCGTAAGCCAGCGCCGTGAGGCTGAGATCCAAGCTCGACAGACACAGGAGCAGAACGCACAACTCCAGAAACGTTTGGAACGCTTAGAGCAAGGCTCACAGCAATCTGCTGAACAGAACTTTAATCAGCGTTATGCTCAAACCAAGCAGGCTTTACACAAGGCTGTGGAGGAGGGCGACACGGACGCGCAGGTTAACTTCCAAGAGCAAATGGCCGACATGAGAGCGGCTATGCGTATTGCAGAAATGCAGAAGCAGCAACGACAGCAACGACAGCAGCGTGCTGCCGCATCGCCACCCCGCGCACAGCAAGCTGCAAAAAACCCAGCTCCCCCTAAAGCTATGTCTTGGTGGCAGCAAAACAACTGGTTCAATGCCTCTGGTTTTGAGCGAGAAACGGCTGCGGCCCGTGCTATTGATGTCCAACTTGACCTCGAAGGTTTCGACAAAAATTCGGACGAATATTACGACCATTTAAACAACCGTTTACAAAAAGTATTTCCTGAGTTATCTTCTGGATCAAGTCCAAGTAAACCTAGAGCAAAAAGTAGACCACCAGTCGCCCCCACTACAGGCGGTTCTAGCTACAAGGGCAATAGAGTGAAGATGTCGCAAGATCATCTCAGAATGGCACGGGAACTTGGAATTAATGACGCAAATGGCCTTAAAAAGTATGAAGCCGAAATTCGTCGTCAACAGAGGGAACAATAATCATGACTGAGAAAAGAAATGTTCGTGCGGACGAAGCTCGTAATTCTGTGCGCGATGAGGACTCACGTCCTATGACTGCATGGAAACCCCCAGCACTTTTGGATGCACCTGAAGCACGTCCCGGTTATGTCCAACGGTGGGTAGCGACCTCGATTCAAGGGAAAGATACGCCAGATAACGTATACAAACGTATGCGTGAAGGGTGGGAACCGCGCAAAGCTGAAACTGTGAAGAGCAAGTTGTTTCCGACTATTAATCACGGGCAGTGGCAAGGTTGTACAGGCATCGAAGGAATGTTGCTCTGTGAAATGCCAGAAAAACGGCATGTCGCAATGAAAGAATACTATTCTAACAAGAATGGTGAGCAAAACGAGTCCGTTGCAGGTGACCTTGATGCGTTAGGACGGCGTCATGGGCAACCGATCCATCAGGATCGTAGGTCCGAAACAAGTCGCGGCAGATCTTTATCTGCCATGAGCGATTAACCTTAACGCTATAGGAGCGAAAAAATGGCAAATGTTGATGCTGCCTTTGGGTTTGTCCCAATTCGTCACATGAGCGGTAATGCGCCACGCACAAATAAATATACCATCACCAGTGCGCTTGCAGAAAACATCTTCAAAGGTGATCTCTGCATTCTTACCTCTGGTGGTGTTGTGACACCGCATACTGCTACTGAAGTAAATAACATTGGTGTGTTCGACGGGTGTTCTTACACCGCTGCGGACGGATCATACATCTACAGTGAATACTGGCCGTCAGGCACAGTGGCTACTGACATCATTGCTTATATATATGATGATCCGTACACCGTGTACCGCGCTCAGAGTGCTGGAACTACTGCACAAACAAACATTGGCAACTGTTGCGATGTTGTTGCAGGCGCTGGTTCGACCCTCACAGGTCAGTCTGGCTTTGAATTAAGCGGCACAATGGCTGCGGGAGCTGCTTCCTGCAAGATCCTTGCGCTTTACCATGCACCAGATAACGCTTTTGGTGCGAATGCTATTATGGAAGTTCTCGTAAATGAGCATCTTCTTAAAGATAGCGCCGGGATCTAAGGAAGGATTTAAATCATGGCTATGAATAGAGCAAGTTTTGCTAAAATGCTTGAGCCGGGTCTAAACACCCTCTTTGGCCTCGAATACGACAGTTACCCTGCGGAATATGAAGCAGTGTTTGAATCGAATACCTCTCAGAAGGCATTCGAGGAGGACGTGTTGCTCGCAGGTTTTGGCTCTGCGCCAACTAAAAACGAAGGTTCAGCGGTATCTTATGATGACGCTGGCCAGCAGTGGACTGCACGTTATCAGCACGAAACGGTTGCTTTGGCATTCTCAATTACTGAGGAAGCTGAAGAGGATGGCCAGTACGGCTCAATCGCTGCTCGCTATACCAAGGCACTCGCACGTTCTATGGCTTCCACTAAGGAAATCAAAGCGGCAAACGTCTTGAATAACGCGACTTCTGTAAACATTGGCGATGGCACTACTCTCCTGAGTACGTCACACCCAACACAGAACGGCAACCAGTCTAACACGTTAGCCACAGCGGCTGACTTGTCTGAGACATCACTTGAAGCCATTCTTATCCAAATCGCGGATATGAAGGACGAACGTGGTCTTCGGATTGCTGCCCAAGGTACGCAGTTGGTTATCCCAACGGCCTACACGTTTGTTGCAGAGCGCCTGCTGGAATCCCAGCTTCGCACTGGTACTGCTGACAACGACATCAACGCGATTAAATCTGGCGGCTACTTGCCAAAAGGTTATCATGTGATGCGCCGTCTTACAGACTCAGATGCGTTCTTTGTGACCACTGACGTTCCTGATGGACTGAAAATGTTCCAGCGTTCGCCTATGAAAAAAGGCATGGAAGGCGACTTCGAGACTGGCAACGTGCGCTACAAAGTGCGTGAGCGTTACAGCTTCGGTGTTACTGACTGGCGCGGCATCTTCGGTTCCGAAGGAGCATAACATTTCTCCAGAATGTTAGCATTAAGGGGCGGTCTTCGGATCGCCTCTTTCTTTTTGTTTAGAGCTGTTGTATCGTGCAGACATCCCTGACAGGCGCATGATGCGGCTGACTTAACCCAGACAGGAGAAACTCATGGGTATTACTACTTTCTCTGGCCCAATAAAGGCTGGCACAATTAAAGATACTACTGGCACAACGCTTGGCTCTAATATTGCTAACGTAGGTCAAGTTGTTATGACGCAGACTTTTTCAGCAGATTTGTCTGGCGGGGCGTTAGCCGCAGTCGTACAAGATGTCGTTATTCCTGCTAACTCACAAATCATTGACTGTGTAATTGATGTAATTACTGCGGCGAATGCTACAACCAACTTGAGTGTTGGTGATACTGTTGGTGGTGCAGCAACAATTCTTAACACTTTTGCGAGTGGAACAACTGCTGGACGCAAGTATCCGACAACTCAAGCAGGCGCTGCTTTGGCTTGGCAAGATACAGGAACAGCAGATATTCGTTTAACTGTAACTGCTTCAGCAGCAACAAATGCGGGTTTGGTTCGTTTTACTATTCTATACGCTCAAAACAATAACTTAGCGTGATCCGTCCATAAGGAGTCTTTAAATGGCTGACATTGTATCAGTAAAAAAGCTAAGTGACAGTGTAAGAGAGGCCGTTTTTGCGTTCCAGTATCAATACGTTGATACTGGAGACGAAAACGCCGTATTAAAGATCGATGTGTCAACACTCGCACCAAATGCAAATGGTGAGCCTTGCACTGCTGTTCGCATCATCGAAGGTTGGTGGGTTATTAAGAGTATGACTGTTCGTGTTATGGCGGATGCTGACGTGGACATTATTTTGATGAATATTGGTGATGACGATATCGGTTATCATGATTTCTCTAAATTTGGTGGGCTTCCCTCAACTAAGTCTTATGGCACAAACCCAACTGGTGATGTGAAGTTCACAACAGATGGCGCTGGGGCAGTGGGCGATTCTTATCAATTGGTCTTGAGGGTCATCAAAGAATACTAAAGGAGTAATCGGATGGCGACTTCTAATACAGTAGCGTTTCGCCCAGACGTTGAAGAGATCATCACTGAAGCCTTTGAACGCTGTGGCCTAGACCCACAGGTCCAAACAGGTGATAGGGCTGTGTCCGCAAGGCGCAGCCTTAACTTGCTTTTCTCTGAGTGGGCAAACAGGGGCATCAATTACTGGGCAGTAGAACAGCAGACTTTGACGCTCATAAACGGGCAGACAACTTACACTTTACCAGTAGGCACTATTGACATCCTTGACGCCGTTGTTCGTGATAGCTCTGGGACAGATACGTCTGATCAGATAATCAACCGCGTGTCGATCTCTGACTATAACCAGCTTCCAAACAAAACTTCCCCCGGCAAGCCCAGCCAGTACATGCTAGATAAACAGTATACGCCTATAGCCTACTTCTGGCAGGTTCCAAACAGGACAACGTACAGCATGGTATACTGGGCCATACGCCAGCTTGAGGACGTTACAGCGTCCAATCAGGACGCCGACATCCCCTACCGTTGGAACGAGTGCATCTGCGCTGGTTTGGCCAGCAAGATGTCTCTAAAGTTTGCAAATGAGAAATTCACAATACTGAACGAAATGTATGAGCGAGCCTTTGCGTTTGCGGCGGCTTCTGATAATGATGGTGTGTCTTTAAGGATTCAGCCAACTGCGCTGAACTTATCATAATGGCAAAATACGCAAGAGGAAAAAAAGCTCTCGCAATAAGCGATGTCGGCGGTCTTCGGGTTCCATATACCCAGTTGAAGACCACTTGGGATGGCTTGCGTGTTTCTCCAGAAGACTTTGACCCAAAGCAACCACAGCTAACGCCTGCAAAGAACGTAGTTGATGCGACAGCATTGTTTAACCCACGCCCAGACACAGATCCAGAAAATGTTGCTGTCTTTATCGGATACACTCAGGACTGGACGATAGATCCACGATTGCGCCCCAGCGTTGGGGTGAGCGCCCCCGGTTTTATTGGCTTTACTGGTTTTGAAGTTGAACGAACATCGCAGACAGGTGTTGGTGGATCAGGCGGCGTTGGCACGGCAGAGGCCACAATCCAAACTGAAATTATCGCTGTTGGCCAAGCTGGCGATGGCGGCGTGGCTACAGACATAGCTGCCGTACAGACACTAACGGTCACTGTTCAGAGTGTTGGCGGTGCTAATAAATACTTTATCGGAGGGGTTCAGCAAGACACGTTAGAATTGATGGAAAGCAGGACGTTTATTTTCGATCAATCAGCCAGCAGCAATTCTGGGCATCCACTCAGGTTCTCTAGTACTCCAAACGGAACACATGCTGGGGGAAGTGAATATACAACAGGAGTAACAACGTCAGGGACGCCGGGAAGCTCTGGCGCTTACACTCAGATAGTTGTAGCAGAAAACGCACCTACCCTTTTCTATTATTGCACCCAGCACTCAGGAATGGGCGGACAGGCAAACACTCCTGTGTTCTCTTCTATATTAATTGAAGTTGAAGATATTATTGGTGGCGTCGGTGGTTCAAGCAGCGTTGGGACAGTAAATGTAGATGGATTGCCTGCAATTACAGGAAATGGCGGCACTGGCAACGTTGGTACAGAGACATTCCTATTAGAAGCCACCCTATCTGGCGTTTCAGGAAATGGCGAAATTGGTAGCACTTTTGGATTACAACAAGTAATAGTAACTGGCGTTGGCTCCACCGCAGGTGTCGGAACCGCAATAGTAGAAGATCCATTCGGTTGGGGCATAGGGCCGTGGGGACTTGGTCCTTGGGGCGATACCGAAGGTAGACCACACCCTGTTGGACAGGCAGGCACTGGTGGAGTATCTTCAGTAACAATAACAATCGAAACATCTTGGGGCCAAGGTGGATACGGCGAAGGACAATGGCAGTGAGGATAGATAAGTGAATTACACACAGCTAGTTGCAAACATTCAGAACTTCTTGGAAGATGACAGCCTTGAGCTGCAAGGCTCAATTGACCAAATTATAGATCAGGCGGAGGCAATGATTTTCCAGCGCCTACCAAACATGCCGTGCTTCCGTAAGACCGCCACAGCAAATATGGTGGCTGGGACTTCTGATTACACTGTTCCATCTGCCCGAATGATCCGTCAGGTATCTGTTATATCCTCTAATGTTGTTTCATATCTAAACCACAGAATTGATTCATATATCCGTGACTATTCGCCTAATGCTACCACGCAGGGTGTTCCAATCATGTACAGCACTAAAAGTGCAGGTACGGCGGGATCTGTTATAACACTTGCCCCAACGCCAAATTCCACAGATACATACCAAGTAGACTACATAGCCCCTGAAGAGGGGCTGAGTTCAAGCAACGCAAACAACTGGATTGGCGACAATGCGGAAAACGTGCTGCTTGCCGCGTGTCTCTATGAAGCCTCAGCATTCCTCAAGGCTGGGGAGACATTGGCGCTTTATAAGACACAATTTGACGAAGCAGTGCAACTTGCAGTACAAGAGATGCAACGCGATTACGCAGCAGAATATAACGGAGGCTTATAATGGCTATCACACAAGCAATGTGTACACAATTCAAACGAGACGTAATGCTTGGGCTGCATGATCTCGACACAGATACAATAAAGGTCGCTCTTTACACCAGTTCCGCAACGCTGAATGCAACTACAACCGCATACACTACCAGCAATGAAGTTGCTAACGGCAATGGGTACACTACTGGCGGCGTGACATTGGCAAACGCCTCTGTTATAACCAATAGCACAAGCGGTTGCTTTGACTCTGACAATCCAGAGTGGACAAGCGCAACATTTACGGCTCGCGGGGCATTGATCTACAATGACACAGAAAGCGATCTAGCAATTGCGGTCTTGGATTTTGGTGGAGACTTCTCAGTTGCTGGCGGTACATTTCGCATTGTTTTCCCAGCTCAAACTGCTAATACAGCAATTGTAAGGATCGACTGATATGACTTCAACCTTTGTAAATGACCTTCGCCTAAATGAGATGGCAACTGGCGATCAGTCAGGCTCATGGGGAACAGTCACGAACACGAACCTTGAGCTAATTGGCGAGGCGTTTGGTTACGGCACAGAGGCCATTACTACTAACGCCGATACTCACACAACAACAATTGCAGATGGCGCTACAGACGCTGGTCGATCTATGTTCCTGAAGTACACAGGGACTCTAGACAGTGCGTGTACGATCACAATTGGACCTAACACTGTTAGCAAGATGTGGTTCATTGAGAATGCCACCAGTGGATCTCAGAACATAATCATCTCTCAGGGATCTGGAGCAAACATCACGATCCCCGCAGGTCAAACTAAGGCTGTCTACAGCGATGGCGCTGGCTCTGGCGCTGCGTTTGTAGATGCCTTTGCTGCTCTGAATGTTGCGGGGGTTTCTCCTACAGAGCTTGCAATCCTTGATGGTGTTACAGCCACAACCGCTGAGTTAAATTACGTTGACGGCGTGACATCTGCGATACAAACGCAGTTAGACAATAAGCAAGCCCTAGATGCTGAACTAACAGAGCTTGCAACTATGGCAAGCACAACCGCATCTGCTTTAGCTGACTTAACTGAAGCTGAAGTGCAGATACTTGATGGTGCCACGGTCACGACAGCAGAGTTAAACTACAACGACATTACTACCTTGGGTACATCTCAGGCTAGTAAAGCTGTGACGGCGGATGCTAATGGCGTCGTGACGTTTGACAATGGTATCTCTGAAGAAAGTACAACGATTACGTCCTCTTCTAATGCCGCGACATTAAACTTGCGTGATGGTACAAATTTTCTTCACGATTTAACGGAGAACGTTACTTATACATTTAGCAACCCCGCAGCGTCAGGGAAGGTGTCGAGCTTCACGCTAAAAATAATCCAAGACAGCACGGCAAGAACAATTACTTGGCCTTCGTCAGTAGATTGGGCGGCGGCTACTGCACCGACGCTAACCGCGACAAATAACGGTGTGGATATTTTTGTGTTCTTCACCAACGATGGCGGCACGACTTATTATGGCTTCACTGCTGGGCAGGCAATGGGATGAGTTATACTGCAAGAAAACTTATGTCTGCTTCTGGCGGTGCTGATGGACCCCTGAACGTAGAGGATGTGTTTAGCACTTATTTGTACGAGGGAAATAGCTCAACACAAACGATTACCAACGGCATTGACCTTGCTGGCGAAGGTGGGTTGGTTTGGACTAAAGGCAGAACCAGTGGAGTTACCTCAGCCAATAGTCTATTTGATACTGAGAGAGGGGTGCATAAGTGGTTGAGGTCAAATTCAACTGGTGCTGAACTAACTTACACAAATACACTTACCGCCTTTAACTCAAACGGGTTTACTTTATTTAATAACAATCAATTAAATTACACAGGCGAAGATTATGTTTCATGGACCTTCCGCAAAGCCCCGAAGTTTTTTGACATAGTGACTTATACTGGGAATGGAACAGCAGGTAGAACGGTTAGTCATAACTTGGGGTCAGTTCCCGGGTTCATAATTTTTAAGCAGATTGACGATAGCCGTAGTTGGGGTATTTATCACAGAGGCTTAAACGGTGGAAGCAGCCCAGAGGATTTTCTCCTTGTTTTCGACTCAGACGCACAGTCCGATTTTGACGGCGCTTTTAATGATACAGCGCCTACATCTACTGAATTTACTTTAGGTAACTGGACCGGAATTAATGACTCAGGGGGTAACTATATAGCCTATCTTTTCGCCCATAACGATGGTGATGGTGAGTTCGGCCCTAATGCTGACCAAGATATTATCAAGTGCGGTTCATTTAGTTTAGACAGTAATGGTTTTACTACAGTAGATATTGGATTTGAGCCTCAATGGGTTCTGGTTAAAAGCTATGAATATCAATATCAATGGCGGCTCCTTGACGTGCAACGTGGTGCTAATGCACTTTCTGGTGCTTCTACATCAACTGGCAGTTATAAAGCGGAAGCTCTGTCGCCAAGTGAAAGTTCCGCAGAGTCTTTAGACTCAACTTACGTTATAGCTCCAAACGCTACTGGATTTTCGTATAATGCGCCCGGTTTGGCGGGAGCGCAATATGACGGTCATGTCTACATAGCCATACGCCGTGGTACTAAAGTTCCTGAAAGTGGTACTGAGGTGTTTGCTATTGATGAAGGTGACGGAGTAGGCGCAGTTTCAGCCTACACATCGGGTTTTCCAGTAGACTTTGCCATAGACAGAACAGCAGGGTCAACTTCACCAAATTATGTTGGTACTAGACTTTTGCAAAGAACAAGACTGCAAACAGATGATAATGATGAGGAGGCATTTGAAAGTGCTTACTATTTTGACTACATGGAGGGGTGGAGGAAATTCTCTAGGGCAGCAGGGAACTACTCTTGGATGTGGAAAAGAGCGCCGAAATATTTCGATGTGGTTGGTTACGCGGGTACAGGATCAGCTAGAACCGTAAATCATAACCTTGGCGTTGTACCAGAAATGATATGGGTGAAAAAGCGTACTTCAGCTACAAATTCTGATTGGGGCGTGTATCATATTGGTTTAAATGGCGGCACAGACCCAGAGGATTATTATTTAAGATTAAATGACACTAACGCTGAACTTA